ACTTGGACGGAGTACCGCCAAGCCTTGCGGGATGTTCCCAGCCAAGAGGGCTTCCCTTACAGTGTGACCTGGCCAACGAAGCCATCCTGATGGAACGTCCAGATCCAATGATTCCGTGCAAGCCTGGTGCAGAGGATATCGAAGCGATGAACAATCGCCAAGAATGGATCGACGAGTTGTACTTGTTTGACAAGCGTGATGACCCTTATCATCCAATGCACGGGCTGTACACTGGCTTGAATAAGAAGTATCGGCAATTTAGAGGTTAATGGCTAAGCGTAAAAGCCTGATGGGGCAATCTTTTGTTCCTGGAAAGCCCAAAAAAACGCGCCAAGGACATGGACAACATTCCAAACCGTCACATGGGCGTAAGCAGCCGCGGGGTCAAGGTAAGTAATCTGCCCCAAGGTTTTGTTCGTCAAAATGCTTAAGTCTGTTTTCTGCGTTGCTGGCGCAGCGGCTCTTTCCGCTTCCCCTGCTCTGGCTGATGGTTTCTATTTGAACCCCGAGTACAACCACGGCTGGAGCGGAAGCGACAGCCTGGGCGGTGTGCTTGACGCTCACGTGGGTTACGAGCAGGACGCTTTTTACCTGCAAGGCGGCCCATCTGTCGCCATGCCTGACGGCGGAGACGCTGAAGTTGGCTTCTCGGCCAAGACTGGCTTCTCCACCCCTATCGCCGAAAAGCTTGACTTCTACGGCGAAGTGTCTGTTGCCAAGTTTGAAGATACCGATGCTGCCTTCGGTGCAAAGGCTGGCATGAAGTACAAGTTCTGAGTACGCTGAGGTTACTCACACTACCCCGAGGCTCCTAAACGGAGCCTTTTTTATGCAAAAAGCTTTTAACGCATTGGCCGGATTATCATTCGTGATGTCGGCAGGCTTGCTTGGAGCGGGTTTGTATGGCTACTCAAAGCTGCCAGAGTTACAAGAACAGCTCATTGAGTCTGCCAAAGGAGTGGTCACCGATTTGGTGTCTGATGCTGTTGTGGAAGCAGTGCCAAGCAAGGTTGAGGAGATGATGCCAACGCTGCCCACCCAGACTGGCCCCGCAATTCCAGGCTTCTGATGTCAGACCAAGTCAACTCACCCAGTCACTACAAGCAAGGAAGAACAGAAGCGATCGAGGTTATCGAGGATGCTGTTGCTGGAGCGGATGACGTCGTAAGCGGGTATCTGCTGGGTCAGACTTTGAAATATCTTCTGCAGATGTGGCACAAGGGCAATTCGCTCCAGGATGCACAAAAGGCTGATTGGTACTTGCGTCGCTTAATCGCACGGATGCAAGGCAATGCCTGAGATTCGCACGATTGGAATTCCTGAGGTGCGCGCTTGGATGGCAGAGCCACCCTCTGTTCCACAAGCTCCACCAGTAACACTGCAGCTTGGCGTGCCTGTGATTGACATGCCTGCTTTTGAACCGATGGAAATAGAGCCTGATGTGATGGCTCCATCAGTCGCTTCTCCGAAGAAGCAAGAGCAACCAAAGCTAGATGTCCCCAAGACGCAAATCGCACCAATCCCTCTGCCAAAGGTGGCACCTGCTGTTGTCGAGGAAGAAGAGATCAAGCCTTTGGTGACGCAAGTGGTGGAAGCGTTGCCCACAATTCCTCAAGCTACGACCGTGGCAGTTTCGTCAATCATTGGCGTATCTGCCGGTTTGGCGACGCCATTCCTGTTGAAACTAATCAAACCAACTGTCAAAAAAGCTGCGAAGCGCCTGCAGAAAGCTATTGGCCGCAATCCAGCTCCAGAAGGCGTTAGGGCGAGACGTGCTGCTCAACGGGCGTTGCGGGGATGAGATGCGTGTGGGGCGTGGGCGAATGTATGACGACATCAGCGCAAACCTTCTCAAAGGGCGATCCTTTCGCAAACCTTATTCCTTTCAGCTTTAGCTCACCACAGTGCTTTAACCTAGAAATTTCAAAATCAAGCCTTTTATTGGCCAGCAGCTGCTTTTGAAGGTTTAGTTGGGTGTCAACAGCAGCTTTGCAGCGTTCTTGGAGGCCACCATCAAGCGGGATTGTGGCTTGAACTGACAGGCCAGCATTCCAGTTGTGATTATCCTTTTGGCCGGTGCGGGTGTCTTTGTAGAAGACCACATCACCTGGATTATCAAGCCGGCCATCCTCATCAAGATCGGTCAGGTCATACACGGGATCTTGATAAGTTGCTTCGTAAGGCAGTCCCCATGACTTGGTGCGGTTGACGTAAGGAGTGATGGTCAGGGTTGGTCCTTGGCACTGGATATTGCCGCCATAGGTGTTGGTGATGGCAGTGCCCTGCAGGACTTGAACAGCGTGGTTTGAAACCGATCCAGACGATGATGCTGTTGGGCTAGCAGTTGCAGAAATGCCGCCAACGCCTTCTGCCTGCACTGGAGCGCAACAGATTATTCCGAGAAGGTAGAGACCGTATCCGTAACGCTTGAAATTTCGGTGACGCGCTGAATGGTTGTGCGATTCGACAGCCCTGGTCCGTGCAGGCTTTCGACGAACTGGAACGGTTGACCTTGATTGACGATTGACCAGTTTGGCCGCTGCCCTAAGGATGTCCATCCGTTGACCGTAGTTTCAGCGATTGGGTTGATGTTGCCATCTGGGGCAATGTTCGTACCAGAAGCAGAGTATTCAAAGCCAGTGGCAAAGTCTTCACTGACGATGGTCTCTGTGACCTTGCTGGTAGTTTCGGTGTGGGACGTAAGCGTACCCTGCTTAAAGTTCGGAATAACGGGTATCGCGACTGCGGGCTTGGCAAAGATAAAAATCTCACCAGCCAGCTGAAACATCAGCAGTAGCAAGATCCGCATCAGTCTGCAGTAACGCTGAGGATGACTTGGCCGATCGCTGTTGTACCAGCGCCACCAGCAGTGATCGTCATCGCGCCATCAGACGCAATCGTGCCAGCCAGTGTGCCAGCCACACCGCCAGAAGTCGTGGTGGTGTTTCCCAGCATTGGAATGCTTGCGACAACGCCGGAAGTCACAGAGGTTGCGCTTGGTGTTGCGTCGCCTTCGGTGAACGATTCTGAAAAGGAGAATGCGTCTCCTGCTGTTGTGACGCTGTAGTCAGCTGCCGTATAACCAACAGCACTACCAGCGGTGAGAGCACCGAGCCCACCAGCAGTGTCCAGAGTGATATTAGAACCAGACACCGAGTAGCTAGAGCCAATTCGTGTGGCCTGGGAAGCAGCGCCATCAACGGTTAGCTGGAGGGAGGACTGGGTTTTATGGGTGATGTCAGCGTGTGCCGCTGGAGCAGTGGCAAAGAATGCGATCAGGGGCAGAAGGCGCTTCATTTTGCGCTGACCTTGGTTTCTTTGTCCTCTACGCTAACGTCTTTCTCCTCTTTCTTCTTCTTGTTTAACTTTCCAAGAGCTGGCGTGTAAGTCGCAGCAGTTCCAGTCAGCAGTGATGCCGGAAAAGTAGGGTCTACAGCTTGCGAAAAGATTCCCAGGTAATTAGCGGTTAGAATGCCCATTGACCAAAGCAAGATGGTGATTCTTACCAGGTCACCAAGCCAAGAATGATCCGGAGCTTCTTCTTCCTGGGCTTGACTGCTGGTCGTCTCCGCCATGATGGGTCAATGCGTGGGTCGAGGCATGGTTGAAGTTTGGGCTGCTGTTGCTGGTGCGTCAATCACCGTTGCGGGTGTTGGCGTCACAGGTTTGAACCGTCAGAGCCAGCAAGGACGTGACTCGCTGGTACGGCTGACGACCGCCGTAGACAACCTAAGCAAGCAGCTCGATGTTCTCCATATCGACATTAAGAGCAAAGATGTTGAAGTGTTCGCCCGCCTCAGCGACCTGGAGCGTTCAGTAGCAAGACTGGAAGGTCATAGCGATAGACACTAGACTTTTGGCAACTACAGTAATTCGATGATTTTCCTGATCAAGCCAATCCTGTTCAGGTTTATGCAGTCAGAGTCGGTAAAGACATTGATTGTTGATCTAATGCGCGCTTACGTTAAGACTACTGAAAACACTGTTGATGACAGCGTTGCTGACTTCGTGGAGCGGAACTTGTTTCCGACACGTCGTGTCGAGAAATGAAGCCACTGGTGCTGTGGCTTTGCGGATTTACAGCGTCTGTTGTCTTGGGTGTAATGCTTAGCTTTAGCCTGTCGGCGTTTATTTACGGAGCTGGTTACTTCGATGGCGTCGACGGGTGCAACACGGCAGCATTAGAGCAATGATTCGCCGGATCGGGCTCATCATGGCACCCCTTGCTTTGCTGCCTTTTTTCCAGTGGTACAGAGGCACTCCGCACCAGGATGCTGCGATCAAGGAGTTAGAAGACTCAATCCCTCAGGATTTACTGCAAGAGGATGCAGCGTGGTTTGAGGCTTGGAAAGAAAGCGGAATCGCTCAACGCGCTTATGTTCCGTACTTCAACCAGCTCGATGACGAATCTAACGAGGGTTATCGAATGTGCTTTACGGCAGCAGCTGCAATGGTCGCCGCCACAATGGGCAAGGTAAATACCTATGCAGAGTACAAAAAAGTCAGAGAAAAGTTTGGGGATACTACTTTGGTCGGGGCCCATCTAGACGCCTTGAGGTCTTTAGGGCTGAATGCTGAGTTTCGCACAGATGCAGACGACGCATTGATTGAAGCTGAAATTGCATCAGGTCGGCCAGTGCTCGTTGGTTGGCTACACCACGGTGATTTATTGCTAGGCGAGCCCCCGCAGTGCTCTTCTTGGGCCTGCGGCCATTGGAGTGTTGTTACGGGTTATGAAGGCATCAACTCTGCTAACAGCAACTGGGTGATGCATGACCCAATGGGGATGCCAAATATTGAGCGAGGCGGTCACGCAAGAAGGCATGGCGGAAAAAACGTCAAGGTTTCTAGGGCTGCATTCAGGCAACGCTGGCAAGTTGAAGGCCCTGGAACGGGGTGGGTCATCCTTGTTGATGACGAGTAAGGTGTGCCTTTAATTAGGTTGCATGGCTGTTCTATCTGACTGGGAAATTCGCGCTAGGTGTGAGGCAGGCAGCCAGATGGTTTGGCCTTTTGCGCCTGAACTGTTGAATCCAGCAAGTCTTGACGTACGTCTTGGTCCAAACCTGATGATTGAGGTTATGGACTCAGCAGAGTTGATTCAGATCGATATTTCAACTCGTACCAAGGATGACCCATACCTTCTCCTGCCCGGCGAGTTTTGCTTGGCTGAAACTGTTGAGCAGTTTGATTTACCAAACGACGTCAGCGCGCAGTTTGTACTCAAGTCAAGTCGTGCCAGAGAGGGTTTCAACCATCTTCTTGCTGGCTGGTGCGATCCAGGCTGGCACGGAAGCAAGCTCACACTCGAACTAAAGAATGAGCGCCGCCACCATGCGCTGGAACTCTACCCAAACCTAAGGATCGGGCAGATAGTGTTCCACCTGATGAGCGCTATCCCTGCACGGAGCTATGCAGTCACAGGCCACTACAACAACCATCTGCAGGTGATGCCTTCTGTTGCGTAATGGGTGACTGGTACTGGCTTTGGTCATATTTGGTCGCATTTTGGAGCACAGTCGTAGTCGGCTGTGCTCAGCCTGTTAATTGGCAAAACTGTTGGCCACCGCATGAGTGGTTGGTCCCATACGTGCAGGATTACATTGACGCCAAGCGTCCTTACGCTAAAGAGAAGGAAATCTTGGAGTCTCTGGAGCGATCCGATGGGCTGGGCGGACTGGATGGTGGTCAACCAAAGCCTTGAGGAAGAGCTTGAGCTAGAGCGAAGCGTCCGAGGCATCTACAGATGCGACGGTGTAGAAGAAATCCAAAAGCTGTGTGAATCCCTGGTTCGTCAAAACTGGCATCAAACAAAGCTGCTAAAGCAAGCCGTACACCACATTGCAGAGATGGACGCATCCCTAGTTTGTGGTGAGACTTAGTAGTCCACAAATACGATTCCCGTTTTGATCGTTAAAAGCCTTTGTGCTCTCACGACCTCGCGGAGCGTTTTGTAGGTACAGGCGTCTTCGCGCTTAGTAGTAAAAAGTGCAAACCCTGTGTCGTTATAGATAGCGGAGACGTAATGCGAGTCGTGAAAGCACCGCAGCGCGTAACGCATAGTCAGCTGTCCTTTTTAGTGCGCCCCTCGATACGACGGCGAACAGAGTTGCGCCACTCGATCTGGTCCGCGGTTTCCGCATCACTGTAGACATCTGACGGCGTGTTCATCCTGAGTTCTTCATAAACAACATCACGAATCCAAGCGGTGGCACGTTTGCCGGCTTTCTTGGCTTCTTGCTGAACCAGCTCTGCGCGATTGGGATCCAAAAGAATTTGGAAATACGCCTTATTGCCGTGTCGAAGGGCCATAACTACTACTCTACTACATAGATACTACCATAGTACCGAATCATCTACTTTTTTCTTCCACGCGGTCGCTTGAGCACGTCGAGCTTGGGCGCGCTGGTTCGTGCAGCCCGCCCGTACTTCCCTGGCACGTTCCAGGAACATTGCCGCTCGCTGCAGATCAGCAGTAGTTGCCGTGCGAATCGCTTGGTTTAGCCGCTCCATAATTATTTGTCTGCCTGTACGCGGCATCCATCGCCTGCCAAAAGTCTTTGTAGTAACTTACCGCTTTTCCTACGACGCAGCACCAGCCCTGGTCCGTGTAGTACACCTTGGCCATCAGTGGACCTCGCTCCAAGTTTTACCAACGGACACTTCAGCCAACGCGGGAATATCGCCCAGCCACTTAGCCTCTGCATCCTCCATAACGTGTTTTAGGAGTCCCGCCCAGAACTCGGCAGCGTCTTGCCGGACTAAAAGCAAGATTTCGTCATGTACTGCCGCTGCAATCCGTACGGTGTCTTCTTTGCCTTGCACCAGTGGCCACAGCTTACCAAGCGCGCATTTAAGGATCGCCGCACCAGCGCCTTGGATTGGTGTGTTGCATCTCACAGTCAGTCGATTCGTATCGCCTTTGAGGTACCGGCGCATCCCCGTCAGCGGGACACGGATAGCAGCCCATGGATCGTCAGCCGTTGTATCCGCCTCTTCAGCGTTCTTTTTCTGCCAATCCGCAATGCCCTGGAACGTGCGTAACCAGTCACTCCTAACTTCCGCTGCACGCTCTTGGCTCATCGTGATGCCCATAGCGCCTGCATAGTTCCGGAGCCCAGTGGCCCCGGATCCATACAGCAAACCGAAGTTGGCGGACTTAGCGGTTTGCCGATCGCAGCCTATAGCTTCTGCAGTAACTGTGTGCGGATCTTCCCCACGCTGGAACGCCTCGATCATCCTCTTGTCACTAGCAACGGCAGCTGCAAGGCGCAGCTCCATCTGGCCAAAATCAGCGTCAACCAGCAACCAACCCTCAGGCGCTTCAACGCAACTGCGGAACTGCTTATCGCGTGGAATCTGCTGATTGTTGGGCTTGATGCAACTCATCCGTCCGGTATCCGCACCAAGCTGCATATAGCTGGCGCGTACAAAACCATCCGGGCCCATCTTTTCCTGGATCGACTCAATCATCTGCCGCCGCTTCTCACACTTTTTCCACTCCAAGTAAACCTGCACAACTTCATGATCCGCCGCGTAACTTCTAAGCGCTTGTCTCGATGCGCTGGGCTTACCCTTCGCATCCTTAGGTGCTTCAGGGAGTATGTGACTAAGTTTTTCTATAAGTTGCTGCGGGCTATTTATGTTGAAGCCTTTGTACTTCTTCGTACCACGTCGGATACTACCCTCATCCTTGGTACGTGTGTTGAAAGTAGTGCAGTTTTCTAAGGTCTCGATCTCGGCGTACCACTTCTCGTACAGGTCGTCGTCATGACCCATCTCAGTAACCTTACCCTTCAAATACTGCAACCTTTTTTCATCACGTTCACGAGGCAGTTTGTGTTCCGCAGGCAGCGAATTGTCTAAAAGAACCAAGAAATCTTGCTTCAGCTGGGTAATATCGTGTTCATAATCAATTTTGCGCTGCTGTAGATTATCCTTATTCCAGGGTAATCCTGTGCGCCACATCTGTGCCATTGCCGGCAGCGCACGACACTCCAACATAAAAGCATCTTCTACTTTAGCTATTTTGATACGTTCAACTAATTCAGGGTAAAGATCTATCAACGCAAATACATCTTCTGCCGCGTAATCGAGCTGCTCTTGCGAGAGCGTGCCACTCCAATCAGAACGCTGCTGCTCTTTAGAAAGCTTCCGCCCTAAATGCCGCTTAACAAGACTGTCGAGACCATGTTTAAGCGCAGGAATACCGTTTTGAATTAGACGGCTAGCCAGCATTGTGCAGTTCCAAATGCCGCGCGGGTAAATTTCGTAGGCTTGCAACCACCCCAGGTCAAAAACAGCGTTATGTGCGATCCACGTTCTAGACCGCTCATGAAAAAACTGCCGTAGCGGATCCCAGTTTTCAACTAGAAAACAGTCAATAACAACAACGACTCGACTGTCGATACCGCCCAGCTGAAGGAGCCGCAGCTTATTGCGCTCTGGCTGCAGCTGGAGCGTTTCTGTGTCAAAGCAAATTAAATCGTCAGCATCGAGCTTGTTCAGGTGCTCAATGCCCTGGAAAAATCTAGGAGACATGGGTGGTCTGAAGACTTAGTTAGAGTAGCACACTACTAGGCTGTAAGCGCTTCCAGCAGCGGAAAATAGCCCAAGTCGTAAGGAGTCATAACGGAAACGTCGATGCCGCATTCCAGTGCAGCAGCGACCTGGCACTCAAACTGCATGTAGCCGTCCTCGTCATCCTCGTAGACGACTTGCTCGACGGC